AACAAGTGTTAATTCATTTTGGGCAATGCTAATTTTACCTGTACCAGAGTCATAGTATAGCGGAGCATTAGCGCCACTAACTTGTCCTGGAGGACCCTGCGAGCCTACAACTAGTGGAACCCAATTTGCTCCATCGTAATATTTAAGTGTACTCATTATAGCCTCGTAGTAATCTGCGTATTAATAATCTGGTTAGCTATTTCTTCTGCCAGAAGCCTATGACCTTCAGGACTAGGGTGAGCACCATCAGAAATAATCATAAAGTCAGTATTACCACTATTGTTTTGACTAGTTATATAGCCAGTACCTGTAAATATACATGGACCAACTTCGGTAACAGTAGTTCCTGATGTAAGTGATATGTCTGGGTATTTATTTAAAGTTAGAGTATATGGACCAGAACCACTAATAGCAGTAACAACTCTACGACCTCCCCAAGTTCCATAAATATTACCTAGGTCAACGGTAGCCCCAACTGAGATGTAGTTAGTAGTAACAATATTAGAACTAGATGTAGAGTACGTGTAATTGCTGGACAGCGTTGTTGATGCTGGGGTATATCTGAGTGGAAGTTCCAATAAGTTAATAAATATACCGTTTACTTGACTATCAGCCATAGCAGTTTTAATAGCATCAGTTGCTTTATACCAGTTAACGTTAAGACTTTCTACACCAAATGATGGCAGCGTAGAAAGACCAATAATAATTGAGGTAGGAAATAATGCACGTATTGAACGAAAATAAGTAAGGATTTCAGTAGCAAGTCTAGTAGAGTCAAAGTTAAGGTCGTTGTGACCACCAGCAACAACTATGATATCTGGGACTTTAGTTAACTTACTCAAGTCAGTAACGTTACGTGCTCTAAATATTGGTCTAGAACCACGTACCACTGAATCACCAGCGTAATGTGCCTCAGCAGTAGTCGGTAAAGACCCGTAGTTTACACCGCGAGTAAGTAAAATGTTATTTCCTGGAGAGTAGTTTACAGTTACATACTCAGCTCCAATAAAAGCATTAAAAGGATATATAAGGGCTTTACCTGACTGACCTGTAGCAGACCCCGTAGCGCCGTTTGAAATTGTAAACTGAGTTGTGCTTACAGATGTAATAACTTGACCAGGCAAGTTAAATTGTGTAGCTGTAAGCCCTGTAATACTTACCGTTTGCCCCACAGTATACAAGTTATTACTATTGCTAAAAGTATAGGTAACTACCCCACTAGAGCCCGATACCGCAGTAACGGCAGCGCCGCCAAAGTTTACTATATTATCCACTGTTGCAGTAGTAGATGAAGCGGTGATATTAGTGGTTAAGTTTGCAGCTTGGCTCTGAGTATCGCTGATTGCAAGGAATCCAGTTCCACCTTGGGCAACGTTAAATATTTCATCAACTCCCAAAAGTTTTGAAGTAAGCGTTGCGTATCCATCCTTCAAAACTGTAGTAGAACCAGTACCTTCAGTAAATGAATCGCCTTGCCATAAGATGCTTGTTACTTTTGAAGGTGGCTTATAAATGCTAGCAGTAGGCTGTCTGTAGATTCCGTAAAAAGGTACAGGCGCAGAAAATGCTATAACTACTCTACGAGTAGTTCGTACTTCTTTAGCAACTGATGCAGTTTGACCAGTAACTGATGCTGTAAGCGAGCCTGAAATTTTAACTGTAAAAGTAGTAGTTCCAGTTACACTAGCCACAGTAACACCAGAAAGATTAAGAGAGCTAGTAGTCAACCCCGTAATACTAACGACATCTCCAACTGATAATGTGCTATTTGGGTTTGTAACAGTATACGTAACAGTACTTGTGCTAGTGCTAGCAACACTAGTTGCTGCAGTTACCACAAGTGGAGTAAACGTAGGGTCAACAAACTTAACAAGATTTCGGTATGTGCCTCCAGCACCAGATGGACCAAACGATACATAACTAGAATTTACAGGCTGACCATCTATAAAAATCATACCCTTGTTGGTTGACGCAGCATCTTTATAGGCAATTTCAAACTGAGAACCGTCGTAGTCAAATTCAACTGAATAAGCACCGCCATCAAATGGGTAACCATTATTAAGTGAGCCTTGTACAGCAGTATAATCTGGAGCAGTTGTACCAGCAGATTTCATTACATTTCCGTGGTATAAAAAGTAAGGTGATTTACTAGCATCAAAAAGACGACTAAACCCAGTACCTGTACCCGTGGCTGTACCTGGGTAAACTAAAACAGAGTTTGTTATTATTGCAGCAGTAGTCTGAGTAATAGTAGGCGGGTTAGTCATAACAGACAGACTTTGTAGAGAGTCTGTGTATGTGCGTTTAGGCAAAGTATATCTACCAGGTAATACCTTATTTAAGCCAGCATATTTAGCGTCCGACTGCGCTTTTGAATAACTAGGTACGTCAAGAATTCCCATTATGACACCACTATCTGGGGCACAGTAATCGCTGCCCCGTTTGAATCACGAGTAATTGTAGGTTGTGTATAAGTTATGGAAGTACCATAAGTAATCTTGTAAGAGTTTACTGCACCAGAAGGGTCTATAGAAAGAGTTGTGTATGTTCCAGGAGTTCCATCTGGAAATATTACATCTGCTGAAGTGACCACTCCAGAAAAGTTTCTAGTAATATTACCCACAATAAGAAGGTCTGGGTTTTTTACTGCCTGTACATTTGCAACAACAGAAATAGCGCCACCAACAAGTACATTAGTGCCGTTTAAAATAAACGCTACAGAAGTAGAAGTAGTAGTATCTACCCATAATTGTGTGGTATCTGTAGGCGGTGTAGCAGAGGTTACTGTTCCAGTAGGACCTGCTGGACCTTGGGGACCAGTTAAACCAGTATCTCCCTTAATACCTTGGGCAAAGTATTTCCAAGTATTACTGGTTGAATCCCAATATTTTAAAGCACTCATGCTGAACCACCATCTACCAAAGTAGTGTAAGTAGTGTCATTAGGGTCAGCCCAAACTACAGAAGTAGAAGGAGCTGTTGTGCTTATTACAACTCCTGGAGGACCCACTGGACCTTGAGGACCAGTAGTGGTACCGCTAACAATTACATTACTAGGGGTACCAGGAGAGTTAATAACAACTACGCTATCGCTCATTAGGAAACCTTTATAGAGAAGTTAGGAGTGGTCGTTGACATGTAATATGTAACACCTGACACTACATACGAACTAGTGCAGGTAACCGCAAACACATAAGTTCCAGTAACTGTAGGTGTTCCGTATACGGAACCTGCAGCGTGTCCAGCGTCAACTCCAGTGCCGTCTTTAGATAACTTAAGTCCAGTAGGCAAAGAACCACTGCTTACTGTGTAAGTTGGACTAGTTCCAGTAGCTGTAAACGTATAGGAATATGGAGTTCCAACCGTTGCTGTTTTTGTAGGGTTATCTGCTGTAAATGTAGGACCTTGGTAAGGTTGGTAAACAACTGGTGTAGGGTTGTCTACGGTTATTTGTCTGTTAGCAAATACTATGCCTCGTACGTAAGTTTGGTTGAACGTCCCATCAACACTAGAAATCTGTAAGTCCCAAAAAGCCTTTAATGGAAAGTTATCTGTTTGGTCTGAAGTTAAAGACAACTGAATCTTACCATTAACTAAATCAACAGCAGTAATAGTTGGAGATGCAATAAGTAAAGGTGAGCCTGGGTACGTACGTATTTGAGCTTGTAAGTTGTATCCTGTTAAGTTAAATGGGGTGTTAGAGCTGTTGTAAATATCAAATTCAATGCTCCAGGTATCACCTTGGGTAATAACAATATCATATACACCAACTGGGTCTGGTAGAGGGGTTCTACCTCTAAGGTTATTTTCAACGTAAACTCGTTCAGCCATAGTACTGTCATCAATTTCTTGAGGAACATAAATTGGCACAAGACGGTTAGTGGTGCGTGAGACTCGGCGAAGAGTACCTACTTCAATACGCCATAAACCAATATTTAAAGCAGAACATAGTTCTCGGTATTGTTCTCTTCTCTGAGCAACAATATTAGATAACTGGGTAAACCGCTGTGCTCTAGGAATAGTAACGCCATCTGGGGCTTGAATATTAATATCAAAAGAGGCATCAGTTGCAAGCGCCCATAATGCCTCTATAGTGGCTAATAAAGCCACAGGATACTCTTCTACTGGAGGAATAAGCGCTATGGTTATTTGTCTACCATAAGAGTCTGTGCGGTTGTCTGTGTGCTGTAGAACGGCTGTATTAACAAAGTTGGTTAGTTCATTAGTTGTAAAGTAACGGTAATGCGTACCAGTAACTGCAATTACGGAGTTTTCTACTGGAGCAGTAGCAAAGTGCACCATGCCTAGGTTTTCTTCTACCGTGTAATCTGTGCCTTGAGCTTTAGGAGTTCCATTGATGTACACAGCAAATCCGTTAGCACCAAAAGAATCTACAGGCTTTACACCTAAATAAAAGTCTTTAGTAACGCCATCACCAGTAAGGTTAATGGTAAATTGCTTAGCATTATCCCCAAGCTCTAGTCGAACTCTCGAAAGGAGGTCGGAAAGTACAGCCACAGATACTCCTTTAATAAACTAGTTCACTATAAATCATGCCCTATTTCTTAAGAAAAATCAGGCTAAAATAGAAACAGCGGGCAAGTAGCCCGCTGCCTCAAGACGCTATATTTAGATAACGCCAGCTAGGTAACCCTTTTCTTCAAGGTGGCGAGCAAGGCTCCGAGAAACCTTGTACTTCTTTCCAGCCTCAAATGAGTAGTAGTTTCCTGCACCGAAAGTCATACTATCAATGCTTTCAACCACGCGGATTGTAACCGTATCGCTATCTGTGTCAACAACTGTTGGTTCGTCAACGATAATTTCAGACTGACGAGGGCTAGTAGCATCAATAACTACTGAGTCATTATCAATCTTTTTCTGTGCAGTTGCCATTGCCATAGTAGAGGCTGCTTCTGCTTGCTGTTCAGCAAACTCGTGCTGAAGCTTTTCGCGCTGACGACCTGTTGCGTCTGTAGGCTTTGCTTTTGATGTTGCCATGAGTATTCTCCAATGTTAGTGTCTGTTAAAAGGGTGAGAGGGGGCTTGCGCCCCCTCTCGGGGGTATTGATTAGTTGGTTTCTGCAACCACGATTGCCTGGTCGGTGATTAGACCAAGACCGAAGATTGAGTACCATGCAAGTGCATGCTCACGTCCGAAGTCTAGGATACCACCATCGCGCAACTCAACTGGAAGTGAGATAGCGTGACCGAAAGCGTTGTCGCCGATGAAGATTGCTGAGTAGCGGTCAGCATTACCGTTACCTACTAGAGTGTTAGGTGTAGTGTAGCCACCACCAGCAGCAATAGTTGGGTTAGCAACTGCAGTATCTGTTGACCATGTTGAACCAGCACCGTTAGGAACCTTGAGAACCTGAGTGGTCTCAATGAATACGGTGTCGTACAAACGGCCGATTTCACCAAGCATGAAGTTACCAGGAGCGGCATACTTCGTGACTTCGATGAACTCTGGAAGGTCGCGTAGACGACGGCTCTGGTGAGGGTGTACGAAAGCAACGTATGTTTCACCCAAACGTGGGATGTTACGTGTTGCTAGGGTCTCAACAGCATCCTTGACAGTCTTGGTTGTCAAGTATGATGAGCCTGTAAGACCTGTACGTGCGGTAGCAGTTGTACCGTATGCGTACCAGTTGTTTACACCCTGCTGGTTGGTGCGGTCTTCACCGTAGATTACAGAAGTCGCACCGTAAAGGGTGTCGCGTGAAATCTGGTCTAGGTAGATTGCCATGTTGCGACCTAGAAGACGTGAGGCAGAAGCCATAACATCATCGAAGGAAGCATTAAGCAATAGTTCCGAAACAGCAAGCGCGTAGCCGTGCTCCGAAACTGTGATGCTGAACTGCTGTGCAGTCAAAGCATTTGTAGTCATACGTACACCTTCAACCAATGGCTGTGCAAAGCCAAGGTTGTTGTAACGCATGAAGTTAATCTGCAAACCAGGTGCAACACCTAGTTCGGTCTTCTTTACAGCGAACTGTTCGAAACGCAGGATTGGCATTGCCTGGAAAAGGATTTCCTTTGACCAAATCTGCTGAATCGCCTGAGTTAGCTGCGAGTTTGTGCCTGAATAGGCGGTTGGTGACGCGGCGAGATTGCCTGTACCTGTTAGTGCGCTAGCCACTTGTGACTCCTATATATAGTGTGGTTAATTGGGTTAATTTGTATTAGCCGAACAATCCCTGTGAGCGACCCTGAGCACTTGGGCTCAGAAGCTGCTGACGGTATTTTACGTATTCATTCATCGGCATGTCTGCAATATCTGCAGCACTAAACTGACGTGAGCCCGTCTCGATATCCATAGGTCCAGCAGGGGGCGTAGTAACTCTCGTTCCCGCCATATCCCTACGTGCAGTTTGCGTTGCTTGCTGCACACTATCTAGGATACGGGATGAGCGGTCCTTTAGTCCCTGAATACTTTGTTCAATTTCTTCGATTGAACCTCCGCTAATCATGTCTACAAGTTCTGGGATAATGTTATCCCGTTCTTCTTCTAGACGAGAATTGCGGTAGTTCTGAATTTCTGTGAACGCTTTTTCACGTTCCAGTAATGCAAAGGCGCGTTCACGCTCTTGGCGCTCACGTTCCAACTGCTCCGACCATTCTTGCTCTTTGACCTTTAGAAGGTCACGAACTTCAAGTTCTTCCTCTTGCTTACGCTTAGCTTCTTCAGCAATAGCTGCTGCTTCTGCTTCTTCTCTAGCAGTTTTTTCTGCTGCTTCGGCATCGCGGTCTCTTTTAATTGCATCAAGTTCTTCCTTGAGGCTATTAATCTGAGGGTATAACTTGTCTTTCTCCTGGCTTCGAACTCTTGCCAAATCTTCTTCAGTGTAGAATTTCTGACCGTTCGACGAAGTAGCAGTAGGCACGTCAGCGCCAGTTTCTGCTACTGGAGCTACATTTACCTCAGCGGCAAATGCGTCTACATCTGCGTTTACAGATACATCCATATTATTTCCTTAATGTCCTAGAGGTCGTTTTCCAAATGTGCTTTCGCACGTAACACGTATGACCAACCGATTGTTTCTATACTTAATTTTTCTACTATTATGAGAAAAAATCTACGTAAAGTAAATTATTTTTCATAATCCGTTGGAACTCTTCTATTAGGTAGAGTTGTTCCGTAGGCTTTTGTGACCAAGTCAACACGCAGTTGCTGCTCTGCTACTTGGCTTTGGATTGCTGCTTCATCAAGAATTGGAGGCATACCAGGTGCTGGAGCTCCGCCAGGGGCACCAGGAGTTCCCATATTTCCACCCATAGATGGGTCTACAGGAGTAGGTTGACCACCAACTCCACCTGAGAGCATGCCTGTTAGTTCAGCAATTTGCTGTTCAATCTGAGTTTGTACAAGTTTCAACGCGCCGTCTGCCTTAGCATCCTGCATAAGTTCTGCGCGAATCTCATCAAGCTTTTCATCTGGGAATTCTTCACCAAGAGTACGAAGAGCACCAACTTTAGACTCAAGACCCAAAGACATCTTTGACTGGACTTCGTTGATAATAACCAACTTGTCAAGCGGTAGTGGAGGTGGAAAGTGTACGTAAGACTTGTAGGTTAATGGGTCATTAACATCCAACTGTACAGATTCACCTGGAGACGGTGGAACTTCTTGAGTTGGGTCCCAAGTAAATGTTTCTGGCTCTTTCAGGGCAAGGTTCAGAAGCACTAACTCATTAATACGCTGAATACCGTATGCGTACTGAATAATCTTCTGGTGGTACTTATTCATCAAAGGCTGGAACTGAATAGAAAGTGCAACGCCTGAGGTATTAGAAATCTGCTGTGACATACCAAGAGCAGTCTCAGGAACACCCGTCATTTCGTGCATTGACTTCTTGAGTAGTGCTAGGAAGTCCATAGCGCCCTTTAGACCCTGTGCGCCACCCTCAAGGTTCTCTACACGGGCATCCTTAGGTAGACCGCCCCATACCTTGTTAGCGCCCTTTTCTAGTTGGGAAGCCTTAGCGCCAATAATTACCGTTACTGGTGCGGCATGGTAATTAACAATATCGGCAACATCAGTAGCCACTTCGTTATATGTACGGTTAATTGGAATAATATCATAGCAATCAGACAAGCCCCAAGGACTACCAGAAATACGCACGTTAGGAATGTGGATAACTGGAATAGTACCAAGCGGGTTAGGGCGCGAATCAATAAGTTCATCGTTGATATATTCTTCGATAATGTCATCAGTCAAAATCTCCGTATACGTAAAGACCTGACGAGTACCTTCTAGAGATGTTCCCCAGAAGCGGTACTTGAGCTTAAATCTGATAAGCCTGTCGCGGTCGTGTGGATGGAACTCAGGGAAACAGAATGACGCGTTAAGCGGGAGGATTCGGACTCTTCCTGGATGAAGTCTACCCACAGAATCAACATACGCCTCTTCGTAAGCAACCTTGACGAAACAGTCACCTGATACTCCTCCTTGTTGTCCCATTTCCCATAATACAGTAGGCTTGTTATTGTCTACTTCCCATACTCTTTCAAGAAGATACGGAACAATTGCTGCGGTTTCTTTAGGGCTGGTAAAGTTAACACCATTACCAAAAGCAAAGTTAATATTATAGTCCGTTATAGCACGGTAGTAGTTAAGAACCATTTGGGTCTCACCAGCCTGACGGCGGTAAGAAGTATGGTGACCTAGGTACATAGCCCAGTTAAGTGAATAACGGTTTAGACGAGGACCGTGAACCTCAAACTCTTCATCTGCAAGTTCTACAAGACCAAGAGGGGAAATTGAAATAGTGAGGTCGGAAGAAGCCGCCCTATAACTGGGTGGCGAAAAATCAATACTCACTTATTTACCTCTCTGCTAAACAACTAAATGATACCATAAAATAACTAACCTCGCATTTGTTCACCGCGGATATTACCGCGACCAACAGGTTTTGTTACTTTCTTCTTAGCTGCAGCTTCTTTTTTCTCGATTGCTTCCTGGACGTAATCCCTGAAACGTGGGTCGATGTCTTTTTTCGAAGTTACAAATTTGCCACCCATTTGTGCATAATGTGAATGCACCCAGTGAGCGGCTGCTGGGGACGGGTAGACTCGAAATCTAGTCTTAGCCTGTGCAACATACATATTCCATAGGCGTGGATTAGCAGGCAACTGCCTCGGTCCTTCTTGAACCGATTTACCTTGAATAAGAGCCATAATAAATCCTTAAGCCCCCTAGTAATGTCTCAGCAATACTAGGGGGGTTAAGCTCGTACTAGTCCTGGACTACTGATGGGTTCAAGCGGTACTGGTGACCACCATCACGGAAGACCTCTTCGATAACGTTTTCGCCGTGGTCAGCAAATGCTTCACTAGCAAAATCATTAAGAACAGTTGGTGCTTCCACCCATGCTGCAGAACCTACGTGAGCCCGCTCGCGCATTGTTTCTTCGGCTGGCTTCTCGAATACGTTACGATTCTGGTTAGGACGACCTGGTGCAGGAATGTATCCCTGCATTGCACCCATGGTGAATTCCTGTGGAACATCCGTATCAGTTGCGATTCCTTCTTCAAAACGAAGTGGACCACGCTGACCTGGAATTGCAGGGCTCAAGGTGCGGTCATAAACGGTGCCTGGACGCTCAGGGAACTGAGGGTCTGGTGCGATATTCATTGACATAGAGAATTCTCCTTTAAGGAAGGTTGAGGTACCTCACTTAAAATTATGCCTTGTATTGGGCTGTACGTCAGACTAAACTTAAATTATCTGCTAAAAAACGGATTGCTAGTCTGTTCTACTTCTGGCATGGAATAATCCAGGGTTAGGCTACATGCAATCGCTAAAGAGTCAGCAAAGTCGTCATGTGCATGCGCCTCATCAGGAGCAGCAGCCATGAAATTAGGACCCTTAAACTTGGTCTCTAGGTCTGTCATCTGCTGGTAAAACCGCTTATATGAGCGTAATCTACGTGTTTTAGCGTGGGCAGGAAATCCTACTAGACGGCGGTCAATAAGGGCTTTAAGGTGCTTCCAGCGCTTTGACTGCTCTGTCGGGCTACTGGTTAGGGAAATAACCTCTGCTCTAGGTAGTAGCAGTTTAAGGCGTTGGGCTACTGCGTCACCGACACCGTTTGCATCAACTCCGACTAAGAATACATTGTAGTTCTCAAGGAAGTTTACAATTTGGAAGTACTGGTCTTCCCAGTCGTCTCCCTGAATCTCTAGCCAGTTGAGTACTCGGTGGTCGTAGTAACCAAATTCATCAGGGCGGTCCCAGTCTACCCATACCACAGTAACAACTGTAGAGTCCATCTTACGAGCGGGGTCAATTCCAACTACAACTGGGGTACGGTAGTAAGCCTTAACGACCTCCATACTGGTATCACCAAGTTCATCCATAACCGTAGAGGTAATGAACATACCCTTTTCGAGCATCCATTTGCAGTTGTACGACATCTGGAACTCATCAGAGTCATCACCGATACGTAGCATTTCTTTTTTAATGAACTTGCCGTAGTCTTTGTTGACCTTGGCTACTTCCTGCCAATTCCACTCAAAGTGGTTTTTTCGGGAACGTGATGTCTGTCTACGTTTATTTAACTGAATAGACTTATAAAAGTTGTTCTTGACGTTTGCTGGGGTTCCAGTCTTAACCATAGTACCTGAGTAGTACGCCAACATAGGAGAAATAGATTTAGCGACCATGAAGTCATCTGCACCCTGGCACTCGTCAATAACAATGAGGTGAAACGACTTAGACTCAATCTTAGCGCGAGGGTTCGCGGTCATCATCATAAGGCTACTGCCCGAGTTTTTAAGTTTGATTTGGCGGGTAATACCAGGTACCTTACCAAGAGAGTCATCAATCTCAGGGTCACCAAGGATATCTTGTGCATGCTCAGAAGTAAGTCGGTTTACAGTTCTACCGAATAGGGTTTCTACCTGACCTTCAACAGGAGCAAACATACCAATCCAGATACCATCTTTAAACTTACCTAGTAGGTCTGGATACATCTTTGCAAGACGTGGGAGTAAAACCATAAGAGTGGCTACTGTGTTGGCTACTGTCTCAGATTTTCCTGACTGACGGGCTGCAAGAGCAGTAATTTCTTCGCCGTCACCAATAATGACTGATTCCATTATACGGCGCGCTAGAGGGGCTTGGTAAGGGTGCAGTGAATGACCAACAAGAGTATCCATAAAGAGCATCATCTTGTCTACTAAAGCATTTACAAAATCTTTAGATAGTTCGTCCATCTCATCTTCAGGCTCATCCTGAAGAGGGATATCGTCAAAGTCTTCCTCTAATTCAAGGTCGTCTTCGTAGAAGAGATGTTGCTCGCTCATATGTTGTCCAAACTAGTAAACCCTTTAACACTATACCACAGTTCTATTGTGTAGTTCAGTTACTACCGCATGCAAAGCTTCAGAGCCAATTAGAGCCTCTTCTAGGTACCAGTCCTCACCAGTACGCTGGTAACCAGAAAAACACCTGTTGAGTTCAAATAGCGCCTGGTCTGCCCATCCAGACAACTCACCAGTAGGTATTCTTGATACTCTCTTGGCTACTTTCTCAGAGAACGGCTTGTCCCATATTTTTTTAGGCTTACGGTGGAACCTTACCATTCCATTAGTTCCTCTACTGTTATATCTAGTTCTCTACCCCAAATTGCAGATGTAAGAGCGCTATCTTCGTCTTGTGATTCTAACCACCAGCCCAACACAAACCCTCTATGGGTAAAAGGTAAACGAAATACTAGGCAACTGCCTCGGCGAAAAGGCTCTTCGATTTCGTGAGTCCAGCCTTTTTCAATAACTGGAAGTGGTTTACGATGTGGGTACTTTAATGTTTTTACGTATAGTGGTCCGTTAATCTTCATCCGATATCCTATCTGGTCTTCCTGGGTTATCCATACCGTTAATAAAGTTATCATACACCTGCATAACTTGGTTTACTCTTCTAGTGTCTCCAGTAAACTGTAGACCACCAGAAATGTCCTGCTCTCTAGCCGCTGCTTCTACAACAGAATCTAGAGCATTAATCTTATGAGGAGACATATCTTCTCTATCAACGGGACCTTTATCATCCCAGTGGTCTAGTCCAGACTCTGCAAGATATACGCCCTTGGATGGAGCGGCTTTAAACTCTAACCAAATTTCTTCAGGTACATTATAGTAATTATACCAAGTTCTATCTCTAAACACAACTGTCATAGTTCCAGTCTTCTTATCCCAACCAGCCGCTAAAGTACGAGGTCTATCTGGGTTACTAGTAGATGTGCTTTTAAGTTCTAGTTTTGCATAGGTCTTGCTTCTTGGGTCTGGGTCAGTATCAAACTCATCAGTTAAGTCTTGTTCTTCGGGCATCATTCTAACTCGCAATCATGTAGTTCTGTTTCGTCTTCCCTGACTCTGGCATGGCAATCATAACAACGTAGCCATCTAAGAGGGGTAAAATTATTTTGCGCGGTAGCGCCTGGTTCAAAGTCGTACCCATCTTCATTAAAGGCTGGGTCGTAATCATAAATTACTTCTGGTTCTTCAAATAGTTCTGGGGGAAACGGACCTCTAGGATTAGTGACCCTATTAGGTACTGGGTGACCTTGATATGCTGCTACGGTTTTTATTACGTTCATACCTATAGAATAGCAAAAGAGCACCCTTTACGGGTGCTCTTCTGACAGTTTAATTACTTAGTAGCGCCTGCACCATATGCTGGGTTCTTAGGATTAGCGCCAACTGCGATAGGTCCTAGAACGGCTACAAGAGCAGCCTTAAGCAAGTCTGATGGGGTTGTGTAACCTGCAACAAATGCAGTGGCTACTGCCACGATTGCTGCGTACACGTAATGTTCAGCAACTAGTGCTAACTTATTTTTAGTTGTAGTACTCATAGTTCTCCTATTATTGTTTATCGAGGTGATTATCAAAACGCTCCTGCAGTTTGTCCATCTGCTTCTCAATGCGGTTAATCGCATCTCGCATACTGGACCCACCGTTTGGAACGTATTGGCTTTCTACCTTTTTAATTCTATCATCAATCTGGTCTAGTTTGTCCAATCGAGCGCTAAACTTATTAAGCATCTTAACACCAGCCCATAAAAATACAAGGATTTCAATGGAAGCTGCAATGAATTGGGACCAAGCGCCCGCGGAATTTAACATAATCTAAACCTTCGTTTTTGGATTCTATAAACTACAACAAAAACATTCTACGTAATAAAAACTCAATATATTAATTAAACCGTAAAAGTTGTTTCATGTCTAGATTAAACAATAAAAAAGCCCTAGCCGAAGCTAGGGCTTTTCTATTTAGGTTTTTACAGACCGTAGTTGCGTGTCAAGTCAACAGACAAAGAGTTACCAGAGTTTGCAGCATATGCAGTAACAATGGTGTTCTTTGGACGAGCAACAAGGTTAGTAACTGTGGTAGTACCTGTTACGTTAGCAATGGTGAACGTGAATCCACTTACAGCCGCGACTGTTGCATCACCAAGGTTATTGGCTACTGCACCAGAAGTACCGCCACTTAGGTTTACTGTATCGCCAACACCAAGGGTGTGTGCAGTAGAGCCTGTGGTGAACTTCCAACCAGTTCCATCTGCTACAGCCGCTGTGACCGATAGGTCAGCAGTGAATGTCAAGTTACCTGTCTGTAGACCAGCAGCGCGAATCTTCTGGATTGCGTTTGTGGTTGTAAGACCAGTAACTGTAGGAGTGGTGTAAGTAGGTACATAAGCAGGGTAGCCACTGTCTTGGTTAGTAACACGGTCATGGTTATCCAAACCAGGTACCAAGTAGCTTGATGGGTAAGCATAAGTGTAAGACCAGCCATTGTCAGCAGCAGTGATGTAAGCAGTACCAGTGAATGTACCAGTGTTCTTAGCAACGCTACCGTATGCGGTAACACCGCTTAGAGCAGGGCTAGACGCAGTGTAGGTAATGGTGTAAGTAGTAACAGCAGAAGCAGTTGTAGATGCGGTATTAATCGCAGTTACAGTTCCACCAGTTACACCAGATACGTTAATAACATCGTTAACCGCAAAACCATGAGGTGCATTGGTTGTGATTGTTACAGACGAAGCGCCAACAGAAATTGCAGAAATTGCAAATACTGGTGCTGGAACGCTGAACGTGTTTGCATCAAGAACAGTAGCAGGCTTATCAATTACATTGAAACCAGCAACGCTTGAACTACCAACGCTTACGTTCTGACCTGAAACTAGGTTGTGAGGAGTAGCGGTTCTGTAGTTAATTGTGCGGGTAGTAGAAATTGTAAAGGCATTTGCTGAAGATACTACGCCAATTGCAGCAGGGTTAACAGTAAGTGTTCCTGTTCCAATTGCAGTAATAACACTTCCTGTAGCAAGACCTGTAGCAGTTACACCCATGCCAACACTCACGCCAGCTGTTGCAACTGTGAATGTTACATCACCTTTTGCACCAGCAACAGTCGGGGTTTGGCTAGTAGATACACTTGATACAACACCAGTAGCAGCGTTAATAGCCACAGTGTTGATACCATTAATAGCGTACTGCTTAACAATTGTACCAACTTTGTTGGTTACAGCTTTTGTAAGAGGGCTGTTAAATACAATGCTTGTAGTACCAGTTGATGCAATTTGTACAGTATCAAAGTTGTAATCATTAGGAGCAATGCCCTGAATGGTTACAGTTTGACCAGCAACTAGACCATGACCTGTGCCAACAGTGAATGTTACCTGAGTACCATTTGAAGTTACGTTGCTAGTTGCAACGCCTACTACACGAAGGTCACCATCAGTAGCATCTTTGTTAGGCTGAATTGGGTTAGTAGCGCCCCACTCGCGGGCAACACGTACGTTAGTCTGAGCGGTAGTAGGCAACCAAGTGGTGTCCCAAGGACTGTTAGAAACAAGTGACTGTTGGAAAACAGTACCTGAAACAGATGACGAAGACGTAGAGAACGCGGCTGGAGTCTTAACAGTAAAGATATTAGTACCAGTTACAGAAGCAACAACGGCTGGAGTACCAGCGCCTGTTCCTGAAGTTGGGTCGTAGTTAAGCCAAGCGTTAGAGAAGCCACTTGTAATAACTGGCTGACCAACAACAAGCTTATGTTCACCAGTAGTTGTGTAAGTAATTACAGCATTTGTGGTGTCATTTGAAGCAGTAGCAGACAGTGAAAGTAATGGGTCTGTTACTGGTGGGTTGCTACGTGTGTAGCTACCTGAATCTTGTGCCATGGGTTTTCCTTCCTAGGCGAGTTAGAGTTATTTTCTTTTAATCACTTCTAAACCACCAATACCTAATGGCGCAGTATAAAGTTATTTTACATATATCAAGTACCAGATTGTATTACTACTACATGCTCATCGCATAGCGACTTTTTGGCTAGTCTATAATGACTAGTATGAGTCTATCACCATTTGACTTTGTTAGCCCAATAAGCCGCAGACATTTTTCCCTTGGCAATATTCTTAGCATGGCGGGCTTTAAATGCCTCATTACGCTTTGAGCCATCAGGAGAACCTTTAACACCCTTTTGCCCAAAATGAATAGTTTTAACCTTGTCACCTTCTTTAGCTACAACAACGTGTGATTTAGTTGGGTGATTAGGAGTAGCCTTAGGCTTGTTGTATCCAGATACACCAGCACGTACTAAACGTGGGTCTTTCTGTGTAGCCATTACTTCTTCCCCTTTTTAACTACCTTCTTAGCAAACTTCTTATTAGCAGCCGCTAGAGTCTTTTGACCATGCTTATTCTTAGGCTGCTTACAGCCACATGTTGCACACATACTACTTACCCTTCTTATGTGGATTGGCTTTGTGCCATTTTTTAGTAGCAGATACGCCAGCCTTAACGGTCTTAGCGCCTGCTTTTTTGGTTAAATCAATTTTATCGTATTTGCCATTTTGCTTCTTAGAACCAGCATGGTCAACAACAACATCGCCTTTTTTATCTTTATACACACGATGCACCTTGCCTGAAACCTTAATGGTGGCAGGGTTTTCCTTTTTCTTCTCAGCCATTACTTTTTCTTCTTCTTAGCGGCGTTCATATTGTCTACAAGATTAGGATAAGGACGACCAGCAGCCTTAGCAGATGCTTTAGCCGATGCCTTCTTCTTAGGGCTGAGCTTCTTATCTTTTTTGGTGGGGTCTGGTTTTTCCCAGACTTCTTTCTTTGCCATGTTATATTCCTTAACTTTGGTGTTCACCGTTTGGTCCACGACCAGGTGCAGTATAACTAAGTATACTAGGACTTTCATTTGGATTCATTGGTAACTTACGCATACCAAAACGGGAGTCCCGAACCGTAATAGGCTCTGGAACAGCCTCAGAGAAGATTTTAGAGCGCATTACTTATCCCACCTATCCCACTGTGCCGCTTGGGTAGGAATGCCTCTAATACCCCCTGTGACCTTTGTAATAGCATCACGGAAGTCTCTTGGTCTAGACGCAGCCCTATTTTGCAAATAACGGGCTGTTGCCTGTTGTTCAAGGCTAGAGTTTGGCTGAAGATTGTTAGTTTTTTTCTTTGGCATACTAACTACCCTCCGAGTATGAGCCGCCTTCACCAGGTCCTTTACCAGCACGGCGGGTATCCATCTCTTTATCTTGAGCAGAAGGAGTATTCCACTCAGCAGCACGAGCCGCTCCAACCTTCTTAGTAGTCTTTGTAGCAGATGCCTGCTGAGCAACAAGTAACTGGTTTGGAGTAAACGTCATTTCTCCAGCCTGTGGGAACTGAGAAGGCTCAGTACGAGAAGCAGTCTTTGTCTTATTATTAGTTGCGGGCTTTGCTTTGTGACCTGGGCGTTCTTTCTCCAGTTCAGCCATTCGTTTTGCTTTTGCAGCCTTACTGCCCTTTTCTTCTTCACGCTTATCCGCTGCAGTTTGGCGTGCCTTAGTATCTCTACGGGCGTTAGTCTTCTTGCCTCTGTCTAGTTTAAGAGACTCTCCTGTGGCGTGCTCTCTATCCTGACGACCGCCTTCTCGTTTTGCGGTATCTAATTTGATGGCTTCGCCTGTGGCATGTTCTCTATCATGCATCTTTAGGGCAGTCTTAAAGATGCCCTCTCTAGCACGAATGTCTGCGTGGAAAAGTTTTTGCTTATCCTCATTCTCTAACTCAGCAACAGACTTTCCTTCACCATTTTCTTTCTTCTTCTTCTTTTTCTTAGTTCTAACCATGCCATACAAGACACCAGCAGCCCGCGCGTTAGCGGTTGGTATCTTCATATTATTAAGATTGCTAGCATCATCAGCCATGATAACTCCTAAATTATTTCTTTTTCTTAGGGGTAGCTTTTTTACCCGCACGACGTTTATTTTCTTTGGCTACGTTCTTGGAGTGACTCATAGCCTGTAGGTTTGACTGGCTATCGTGACCTTTACGCCCGCCATTGTCTTTGTGGTCTACATCGGTGTTTTTAGACAGTTTCTTACCTGTCTTTTCTTCATAGTCAACACGTGCTTTATTACTGGAGGTAGTAACCCATTTACCGTTTACTTTTTTCTTGTAAACGTAAATAGGACGACCACCATTTTGAGAGGAGCCCTTATAAGGACCAAACTTTTTAACCTCAGCCATTACATGATTCTCGCAGACTGTAGAGTAGTTCCAATAGTTTTGTTATCAGTAAATTGCTTACTTGCATTAGGGTTTCCTGATGCGCCACCCGCGCTACCAGTATTACCTACTCCACCATTAGGTACAAGATTTGGAGCAATGTAGTCTTTACCAGCAGAGCTTTTATCAAAGTTAACACGGGCATAGCCACCTTTTCGGTCAGTTCTAACCATACTAGACCAGCCTAGGAACTGACCAGAACCTTTTCCACCCCATACCTGGTCGTATCGAACCTTGCCTACCTTATTACCCTGGGCATCAGTAGAGTATACATAACCATTTCCAGCAGAAATTGCTACGTGACCATGACCAGTTTTGCCACCAGCATAAAAGACTGGTACGCCAGCAGGAGGGGCAGAGGTCCTAACCCACTTTTTCTTGCTAGCATCATTATACCATTGTTTAGCATCATCGTAGTTTCCGCTTCTGCCATTTAACAGGTCTTCTTGGACAAACTGAGCACACATGGTTGAGTCATGGTTAGTACCCATCCACTTCTGTGTTCTTGCTAAAGCAGAATTAGGGTCAATACCTTTTGAGTAATCTGGGTCAGTCATTAGTAAATCCTAGGTACATATAGTTGTTGTTGACCAACACTTAAGTCTAAATGCGGCTTTGGCTTCGGCTTCTTTTCCTCTGGAAACTCTGGAGGTGGAGGTGGTAACTTATTACCTGGGTCTTCTGGAGTGCCCGCTGTTCCAGGAAGAGGTACTAAAGGTGGAATAACTGGAGTGGTAGCAGAAGCACTAGCGCTTGGAGAAACGCTAGGCTGTGGGCTAGCCGAACGTTCTGGAGCAGAAGGTCTACTGGTTTTAGGGCTAGGTGTAGGTAGTATTTCAGGTTTAATAGTCGGTTTAGGTGTAGCAGTCCTACTAGGGGTAGGACTTACAGAAGGTGTAGGAGCAGGGCTCTTAGTAGGTTTAGGAATAATAGGCTCACCAGTACGCTTAGGGACAGGGCTTTTTGTTGGCGCTGGAGTAGGAACCACTGGTGGTACTACAGGAACTGGTGTTTTCTTTGGCGCAGGAGTAGTCTCTGGCTTTGGAGGAATCGGAGGAACTACTGGTTTAATAGTTGGTCCAGGAGTAGGAACTGCTGGAACTGGGGTTTCCTTCGGTATTGGCGTTTTCTTTGGAATTGGCTTCTTGGGAGGTTTACGAGGCTTAGTTGGGTCATGGTAAGGCTTAGGTTCTCTAGCAGGACCTGGGGTTGGTCGTGTAAATGGTTGTTCACCTGGCTTCTTAATTGGCTTTTCACCTGGTCGTGTAAATGGCTTTGTAATTGGTTTTGTTCTTGTAGGCGCAAGAGTTTTAGGCTCGACTGTAGTTGGGTTAATTTTTGCGCCTCTTGGAGTAGCCGCATCTGGGGCATCATGTACTAAGTCTTCAAGCCACTTCTCAGCAGTATTAAACCCCTTTGACACTGCATTTACGGCTTCACGAGCGTGTACAGTAATAGTAGGAGCAATAAGATGTTCCCCAGCCTCTATAGCTTTCTTACCTACTGCGCCAACAACTTTTCCAACAGGTAAAACGTTTACAAGGTCTAGACCCATTTGACCCCAGCTTTCTCCACCACCAGCCTGTTCGTAAGGGTCTTTTGCCTTGGTGTTCGTTGATAAATCATTCTGAACTACATAACTAGCAAGTTTACCTAGTCTAGTAACACTTCTACCTGATTCAACTGCCGCACCAAATAATGGGTTCATAGAAGCAATTTGGTCACCTAAACTGCCTTGTGGCTTCCCCATATCCGCAGCATTTTGTTTAGCGCTTTTTGCCCAAGGTGGTTTAACTGGAGCAGGTCCTGGAGTAAAAGTTGGCTTAGGTGCTTTACTAGCTTTTGCTCTAGCATTGTTATCAGCGGTATTACCAATGTTTCCACCAACACCGTGGAAGTTAGCACCAACACCAGAATATAGGCTACCAGCGTCAAAAGAGCTATTGCGTTTGCCCTTTTTCTTAGGAGTTGACACTACGCACCAGTCCTTCTAATTGCGCCTAAAGCATTCTGTCCTAGGCTATAGCGACCGTAAGAAGGTCGTGGACCAGAGAACATACCAACGTTGATATTTCTAAATTGTACATTAGAATTACGCGAAAAAATAGGCATACTATATGAATATTCTTGATGTTAGTAGGTTCATTAACCGCTCACGCTCTGCATCAGCAGCCTCTTTACCTTGTTCTTGCCGTATACGTTCCAAGTAGGCTTCTTTTTGTTTTCTCTCAAGTAATTTAAACTGATGTGCTTTCGACTTTGAAATCCTTTCAGAGTCTGAAGCATAACTGTTAGGGTCTCTAGCATCATATTTAAACCTACTAGTTACATCTTCATCATCCCATTTACTTAAACCTGTTTGTTTAAGCCCCAGTCCTGATGGGTCAAACCAAGACATAACTTGATGAGTTCTACCCTGATTTATAAACCCACCGTCATGCTGGAAGCCTTTCCATCCATGCTCAAGAGCAGATTCTTTTAATACGTTATTGTAGGGAGAACCAGCCATGAAGAAACCCCACCTACTTTGTTGACCATCTTTCGTTAATCCATTTAGATGAGGTACATCACCACGATGTTGTAGCACACGGGTTCTACCTGTTCCACCTTCCATAGCATGGAACTGTTGTGCATGTGCTTTACTACTTTTAAGAATACGTTGATAAATTGTGTTAAACAACTTAGGGTCTTGAGAGGCTAGTGTTGGTCCGTCTGATTGAAGGTTAAGCATTTTATCTCTAGGGTCCATACCCTCTACTTCAAATACCTTAGTATTATCAACTGGGTCCGCGTTGTTAGTAACACCTGGTCTCACTCTTTGTCGGGTGTACGTTAATGCTACATCAGGGTCTGTTGTGGCAAACAAGTCTCCACCAGCAATATTATGACTAGTATCCGCTCGTAAACCTAGCTCAGAAGGAGTTTCAGTAGCTCCATGGAACATTTTACTTCTAGATATTAATCCTGATGGTAAATTAACGTTTGTTCTTGGGTTACTTAAAGAAGAAGCACGGCTTTCAGGAATACCTATATCCTTTTGCGTATCACTAAGTGCCTTTACATCTCCAGATTTTTTAGCTACTTCTTTTGCTTTATAGTAGTCCTTTAGTGCTTTGCTAGGTTCTGTATGAGAAACTCTATCTGCTCTAGTAGTAGCAACCTGTCTAGCTTTATTGCCAGTAATAACATCAGGAGAGGTAACTCTTGGTGCACTATCAGTTTCATAATGCTTAGTAACAGTACTGTATAAGCCTTCTGGGTCTCCAGTAACAGTACCGCTAGACTTATCAAGGTCGAACTTATTTTTAATAAATGGAACGCCTCTAGAAATACTATTTTTATGTAATACTTGAATGTCATGGTTACTCAGTTGG